ACTATAGAGTTGTTAGACTTATAGTTAAAATAAAGAAGTGTAACCGTATCACGATAGAAAATAGAGTTATCATAAAATTGAGCTACATTAAAGTAGTCATACCAACTTTGCCCACGTTTAGAAATTTCATCAAGGTCTTCTCTAGTTAGTGAAGGGTCAATTTTAAGAAGCTCATTTATATTTACCGTCTTTACTTCCCCCCAATAGAAACAATCTTTAAAGTGAGGGTCTTCGGTATAGCTATATATAACATTTGCAGGGTCAACATATGACACCTGTACTCCACTACCTTTTAAAAACTCATGCTTTGCTACTGATACTCCACAAACCGTAAGGTCATAGTCGAATCTTTTTCGTAAATCAATATAATGGTTATCTTCAAAAAGAGTGTTGATAGCTTCTTCTTCAGCAATCTCTATAGCAGGCTTATAATTAATCTGCATATATAAAGAGAGTTCCTCATCAGTTTGAGGTAGGTCTTCAGGGCTATTGATAAATGGATTTGCGCCTGTAGCCTTTTGAATCTTATCCAATAAAGGTTTAGCAACCATCTGCCCCTCTATCAAGTCCTGATACTTACTTCTCTTAGATTGAGAGAGAGCGTCTTGAGCATATGCTTTAACAGCAAATAACCTGTCTGACATTCCATTGACAACAATGTCAACGAACTTTGCTAAAATAGGAACAGGTGTCCAATCTAAATTTAGATAAGACAAGTCACCATCAATGGCGAGTTCTTGTTTGTATTTAGCAATAGACTGTTCTCCCCGCGCATATAAACGCAATCTATGGAAGTTTCTCCATTGGTCATAAAATCTACACTGAGCTCCGTCTTTTCTAAACCACTCATACTGAATGGCTTGACCAACTTGAAGACCAAACTCTACAGAGTTTTTTTCACTGTCGGACACGAATTGACTCGGAAACCCTGTAGATGAAATATCTATTTTAACATCTTTCATCGAATCAGTTCACTTAAAGTCCCCTTATTATTATATCTAGCAAAGGTAAGGCTTAATTTATTAGTTTTTTTCTCAGGTTGATAGAGGTGCTTTTGGCATGCCATAATTGCTAATCCCGAACTAATAGTAGCATCAAACTTTGTTCTATTATTAATATCAAATTTAGCCCAATCCTCTAAGGTTCTATTGAAAACCATCATACCCATGTCATCTTCATCTCTAAAAGTTCCCTCTAAATCCATTCCAACATACTTCTCTATATAAGACTCAACAGCAGAAGCATGCGACTGCTTAACGGCTTCAGAAGAGTTAGGTATTCCACCTAGTTCTCTTTCTGTTTTTGAAAGTTTATTGTATGCTTTATCAGGTCTATTAGTACAAAACCCTCGATATCCTCTATTCTTAAAATGATATAGAAGTCTTGGTTTATTATTCTCTATTAGAATAGGCATCCCATAAAAGACACATGCCATTAATACTTCTTCATAAAATATCTCAGCCGTTTGTGGGCGAGCTACATACTCTAGGAAGAACTCATTACTAGGAGCATCATCCATATTAAACTTAGTAAGTCCATGCAAAGCCCCATTAGAACCTCCACCTCCAACTACTCCGGATATATCATAAGAGTCACATCCAAATGCACCTATATGGTCGTTGCCGGGAAATTTAACTCCGTTCTTTTTTATAACTCTATTCTGTAACCCCTTAGAAGGCATCCATCCAACATGGAATCTCCCGCTTTTATCGGGAGAGAAGATAACCTCGCTATCTTTAATCCCGTCTTTCCACCTAAAACTTCCTTGTGTTAGATGGTGTTCCTTTATTAAGGTATCGTTATAATCTATCTGCTGATATATGCGGGTAAGATTAAATAAGGCTTGCTTACTCTCATCTCTAAATGCATGTGAAGTGGTACGAGGAAATTGTCTGTAGTATTCGTTTAATGCATCTGCATCTCCCTTTAACGATTCAACCTCCGCTTCCCAATAGTCCACAGCACCTTGAGATATACTCTCATTATCAATACCGAGGATTTCGGAGATGGGATTATGAAGTACAGGCATACCATATCTATCAATGAATCCTTCCATATTCCACTCCATAGGGATAAATAGCGAGTATAGTCCGCTTTTCGTTTGCCCATTTCTATTTCTCTTTAAAACGCTAGAGTCGTCATATAGTTTTTTAAAGTTGCTTCCACCTTTATTAAGAGCGTTTGAGGTAGAACCCATCATACACTTCCCTACAATTTTACTTCCAAGACGTAGGCATGTTTTAGTTACACGCCAATTGTTTAATATATTATTAGGCTTTATCCACTTCCCACTTTCATCGTGAACTAAGAGAAGGAGCTTCTCTCCGTCATAGGAGTTATCGTCAGTATTCTTCCAATCAATTGTTGTATCAAGACCGTCTATCTCATTGTCCTCAACATCAAACATATTCTTCTTTGTAATTTTAGAAGCAGGGACTCGATATGCAAGCTCCGTCTTTGGCTTATCCATACCGTCCATTATAGGCTTAAAGAAAAACGGAAGGCGACTGTTGATAGGTACTACCTTATCGGTAAACATCTTCTTAGCGTCAGTACCTGTTTTGGAAAGTATTCCTATACGAGTATCTCGAGCTAAGGTGGCTGTGTTTACGCACTCTGAAGAAGACATAAAAGAAAACCCTGAACGACGTATCTTAAGATATACCATACCAAAACTCCTTACATCAGCTTTGCTTGCCTCCCAAAAGATATAGAGCATTCTATTCGCCTCACGGAAGTCAGGGTATCCTACATCAATGGTTGTCCATTGTAGATACATATAATGCGCCCCGGTAATATAAGTTGGAGCTCCGTTGTTCATAAACCAAAAGCCCTCCTCCCTAGAGATAAACTCATGTTCTATATAATCTACATATCTACTCTTAAAATCTTTATGCTTTTCGTTCCAATGAAATATAGACTGAACTTTAGACAGGTCTTTAGGTAAATCCACCCTTTCCCAATACTGTTCTTCTTTTTTCCTGTGTCTTTGAAGACACGATTCAGGAGCTTTAGGCAATCCTATCCTAAGATTTTGTATCTCATAGACCTCCCCAAGCGTTCCATCTTTAGAGATAATTACAAGGTCGTATTTTTTATCATAGCCATACTTCCACGTCTTAGCTTTATTCTTTTTAGATAAGACATGCTTAGGAATATAATCTTTTACAATCCTATGTAATATATTACTTTGACCTTCGTTCTGCAAATCCTTGTTTAGTATCGATATTTTTTGGGTCACCTTTTTCTAACGATTCAATGGCCTCTTTCTCAGACTCGATGCGGTTTAAAATCTCAAAGGCATCGAATATAGCGAGCTTTTTAGTAGCCGCTGCATTCTTTAACTTATCCGCAGATAGGTCATCTTCGGGGTCAGGCTTAATAATCTGCTCCTTAGCTACTTTTATAAGCTGCTCTACAGCTTTATGACCTGCCTCAATTATCTTTAATTTAATTTCTTTTGAGTTCATAGAGTCATAGTTATTTGATGGTCATATATACGGTAGAGTTTCTCTCCGTCTACTTCAAATTCATACTCGCTATCGGGAGTAAAGGATACCTTTGCCCCATCTACTACACCGTTATTCTTTAAATACTCATTTGGATAACGCATCTTACCCATAAGGGGTTCTTCGCTAAAGGGCTTGTATAGAAAACAATCTTCCGTAGGTATAGGAGAAACAAAACAATATCTATCGTAGGCATTCCATTTTACACCATCGTGGTACATAAAGAATTGCTCTGTATCTACAAAATATAAATCGTCTTTAAAAAAACTTCTCCCACTTTTACGTCTACCTTTTATATCGTTATAGAACTTAAAGACGTTGTGGTGAACAAGCAGTTGGTAGCCAACCTTTATTGGGCCATTATAACCTAGTGGCACTTCTATTACCTCGGCTATACGATTCGAAAACCTATGGTCTTCTTCAGAGGTGTTGGTTGTGAACTCTATACCATCCCAATTAACGGAATTGTTGTATCGACTTCCTCCCTTGGGTTTTGTAATAAAATTAAAAGGTGATTTCATTATGACCCACAGCCTATGCACTCAATAGGATTGTGTCCTGACGGAGCAACTCCATCCAACTCCATCTGTAGTGTGTGTATTTGGTCGTGCAATCCTAAGCGCTCATCAAAACTTGACGAGTTTTCTTTAGCTATAGTTAGTTTCTCGATTTGAGATTTTATAGATTGTTCACGAGTCATTATTTTTCAAGTTAAGTTTGTTGTAAATACTTTTATTAATTGTACTTTGTTTAACTTGACCTGACCATTTATCAGGATTGCCATTTTTAGAAATGGCTGCTGAAAAATAAGGTTTTAATGTTTTATCCATTACTTAAAAGTTGATGTTATATTCAATTGAAATAGGCATAGTAGATGTAAAAGATTTCCATAAGATAATTTCTGCATCTCTCTCTATCCAAATTTTTATTTCGTCTTGCTCCGAGCGTATAAGGTGTATACGATAATCTCCGTTTAAAATACTTTGACCTACTATATAATGCATAGCGCCTGACTTATAGTCAGGCCCGATAGATACCTTACGTATATCCATTACACAACCACCATAACGATTCCCGCTGCATTCAGAGGTGCGGCCCCTGTGCCTGATGTTCTGTAAAGTGTACCTATAGCAAGTCCCCCTACTAAAGCAGCAGCGTTATCTTGAAAGGAAGACAAACCCAAAACTCCTGCGTTTTTAGCTAAGGCTGCTATATCTTCTACATTAAAGTTCTTTGTTTTATTACTTTTATCTGAAACATCCGTTCCGATAACAATATCTCCTGCTACAGGAGTTGCAATAATAGAGTATGAACTAATCTTTGACATCTTTATTCTTTTTCTTTTTCTGTAATATCTCCCGTCTGAACATTAATGACTGCATCTTTCCCATACTTCTCCATAAGCGTAAGCTCATAGGCATTGTATTCTTCTTTCAACAAGTCTACTTGACCTACAAGAGTCGATTGTGCAAGAACAGCATCTCCGATTTTCATCTTAAGAGTATTAAATTCCCCCACGAAAGATTGAACGTTCTTAAGTTCTTCAGTAGTTAATTTTTTCATTATAGTATAATTAAAGTTTGTACAAATATACAGGTTTTTCTTTAGTCTTTTTTAGATGAACCTCCAAAGAAAAAGTCTACTACCGTATTTACCTTTGCGCTCATAGCACCAAAGATTGTTGAGATAAAACTTATCTCAAATTCTCCAAGAGAAATATCCTCTTCGATAAAATATTTAAACATAATATAACTAAGTAAAAAGTAGGCTATAGTAAAGACTATAGCTAAGACTTTCTGAACCGAGCTATCGGTAGAGTATAGCTTCCGTGCACTCTTCCGGTCTTCTACCTCAAGTTGGTAAAGCTCTGTAAGTTGTCTATGGGCAAGAGCTTTATCTTCAGAACTAAGCTGAGAACTATCTATCATTTTCCCTACCATACCGAGAAGTCCTGCGTCAGGCAATAGGTCGCCTGCTGCATTTAAAATCTCCGGGGCTTTATCTTTTAGCCATCCTCCAATTTTTGTTTCTTTAAATCTCTTCTTCCGCATCGTAGTATTCGCTTATCCATTTATACTCTGCGGTAGCATCAAAACTTGGGCAAGCTTTAGAAGAAAAATCCCGGTGACCATGCACCACAGAACTACAATATACTGACTTAAGCTCTAAGAGGATAGCTTTAAGAGCTGATTTCTGTTCCGAGGTGCGGGTATCTTTAGGCGTTACACCATCTATCTCCACGCCTCCGATATAGCATATCCCCAAACTTGATTTATTGTACCCTTTACAGTGAGCGCCCTGTACCTCTTCGGGGCGACCCGGCATAATAGTTCCATCTAAATAGATAACATAATGATATCCGATATCTGACCATCCACGTTCTACTACGTGCCATCCCCTGATAGTATCTACACTAATATCCATCCCCTCTCTAGTAGCGGAACAATGAACTATTAACTTATTTATATCCCTCAAGAGTCAATCTGTTTACGAGCAAGGAGGAGTTTTATTTCCTGAATATCTACTTGAAGCTGTTTTAACATGTCAGTAACCTCATGTTTATTTTGTTCGAGAGTATATACCCGGTTTTTAAGCTTAGATACTTCATTATTTATTCTAATATATACACCCACTATTCCTGCTGATAGAATTACTATCTCATATATTCCGATTATATCCATTTCCTTACTTTTTTAAGGGAGCAAATTTATGTACTCACTATTTAGCACTCCCTGACATTCCTCCTACGATATTTCCTATTTGTATAGCTATTGGCATGGTTTTAAAATAAAGCGTTTACTGTTATGGTGTCATCAGACATTTGTCTTACAGACGCAGACTTGATATATATAGTTTGGTTTGCTGAAGAAGCTGTAGATAATCTATGGATAAATAAGTCATAGCTCCCTGTCCCGGTGAAGTAGTAGGTGAAATCTTGATACTCGGTAGTAAGAGAGGGAGTTCCTATGCTAGTTATAGTAGAAGCTGCATTGCTTTCTACTATCTCCGCATCGAAAGGCGCAGTAGCTTTCATAGTTACATCAACTCTATACTTCACTCCACTTTGGAAAACATTCTCTTGATAAATCCCTACATTGGTATTTGATGAATCAATAACTAACTCGGTATATCCATTATAGAAATTCACTTGAGAACCATAGGTTACCCAACCCATTCCTGTTTCACGAACGGTTACATCGGTAATATCAGCGTTATAATCTACATCGCCCCCACCTCTCAAAAAATAGAATTCTATAGAAGCAGAGTCAGTTATAGTTTGAGTGTTATCTCCTTGTCCTAACTTCGGCAAAGTAAGTGCTCCTGAACCTATCTTTATCTGCGGGCTATCGAGCTCTTGGACTGAGATGTCTGTTATTGTTGCCGTTCCCATAGCCCCTCCCATATTAACCTGAAAAGAAGCTCCACTTGCCGTTAAGTATGCTGTATTTGTACCATCAAGCACAGTTCTTTCACTTACCGAATTGCTGAACGCATTAAGTTTTAACGAACCTGATGTTATAAGACTTAAGTCAGCGGTGTACGTTACCTTGTAAGAACTCCCGCTATTTAATACATACAACTGATTTATAACATTATAATTTCCATCAGCTAAACAAATTGCTTTACTGTCGCCAATACTCCACCCCGTTCCAAGTATCCAATCCACTCCGAGTGGTTCGACGAGAACATCTTTAATCTCAAAAGTATTTTCTACCTCTGCGCCCGTAGCTAACTTACCCCCAAAATATACTGTGTCATATGGGGCGGTAACGTTGGTTGGAGATTGATAGTATGTGTATGTTACAAAAGAAGGAGTAATTACTTGATTGAAAAAAGGCACCGCAGTATATCCCAACCCGCTATACATCTCACCTACCCCCGTTAATTGCTTGGCGGTAAATGTGACTTTGTATGACGTACCTGTTGAGAGCGCTATCTCTTGACGTAATCCCCAATTCTCCATTATGGTGTTGTTAAAATTGTTGGTTCTATATCAGTACCTTCTGCATCTTGAGGCCACCCTAAAAATGAGTGAGCACAGTTTGTAGGAAAGATTTCATTAACCCCAAAGTCAATTTCTTCTGATGTCATTAAATCGTAATAAACTCCGTCGTAATAAATAGGGGGCGTTAATTCATGTCCCTCATCATCATACGTGGCAGGCACCTTTACTATCTGTCCTATATAGACTATAGCCTGTGTACCGTTTCTGTACACCTGTTCACCTTCTACTACTTCATAAGTACCTTTAGCAAGCAAGTCAGCATCCCCCGTTGCTTTGTCTGTGTATTGTAATTTGTATATGTTCATTACGGTGTCGTTAATATTGTTAGCTCTGAATCAGAAAGCGCGGTAGGGTAGACCTGTAGTTGTTTTACTTTTCCGAAGAAAGGTATTGAACCTGCTGCTGTTGAAAAATCTAATGAATTTAATCCTACGGGAGCTGCTGCTGTACCTGTGCTTGAGTACACATTATCTCCATTTATATATACGGATATATCATTTTCTTTCCACTTAATCGCCATTTTATTAAAGTCTAATACACTTCCTGAGTTAGGTATATTGTGGTACGCTCCATACTGAACACTACTTCCTGAAATAATCTCGGTACGAACCCTATTAGGATTACTCAGAGATGAGTTCCTAAAATAAAAATAAACTCTATCCGTATCG